GCTGCCAGCGTTCCTATGCGAGCTATTTATAACGAATATCATAAGGCTTACACCGACTTTATTTTAACCCCGCTTATTCAAAATTTAGAGTTTAAGTATGATGCAATTCTAGCGGCGGAGTTTTCCCTTACCGAAGTGTTTTTCATTGAGCAGCAGTCCGCGTATTGGATCCCTCTTGAGATAAGCTTCTCAACAAAAGCAGATAAAATAAATGTTCGAGCTATGCTTATTAAATCTCGAAAAGTGGTAAGCCCTACGCTGAACAACTTTAACGCCGTGCTTCTGGACTTTAAGCAAAAGGTTATTTTTACAAAAGCTATGCTGCTCTCAATGTACCCCTTCCCCGTGCCAAACGAGTACCCGTGGGAGGTTGTTATATTTAAAAGTTACGACCAATTAAAAAATAGGGTATTCATTAATAATATCCTATTACCAGCCAACGCTTTACCGCAGGCCTTTAATATTAGCGATTTATCTGAGAGCTCAATAGTCTTAGAGTCAAACGACGACGGGCAGAGTCAACCTAACACGCTTACTGACTCGCTGTATTTACAAGCTCTAGATACAAACGGCGGCCTATCCAACGAGGCATATATAACGCTTAAGCATACAGGTGTTGCAAAACTTGAAAGTAATTTCTTACAATCTACGGACTACGAATATGAGCATTCAGGATTTCAGGCTACAACAGTGCAGGTTACACCGTTCGACTACATCGTCGGTTTACGCCCAAACATTAACAATACAATAACCAGCGCAACTACTCAGGTATTTATTAATAATCAACTACCTCCCGTATCTTTTAATCTGGTAGCCCCTTCGCAAAACTACCAACAAATTAGGGTGGAGGTCCCAGCGTTCGAGATTATGTTTGATACAAGCGCAAACGCTAGCGCTGAGCCGCGAACTGATTATAAAATGTTCTGCTCTTTTGGAGGCAACCTAATAACGCTAAGAAGCGGGTCGATATCTGGAGTAGGTTTGAACGTTCTACAAGTACCAAGGATATCAAGAGCACTCAACAACGTTCAAGCGGGGCAAAATATAAAGGTTTATTTTAGATTTGACTTTGTTAGCGAAGGCTTCCCCGCGGGGACCAGAGTCTCTAAGGTAGAGCTTAAAGATATAGCGGTAAATTTTACAACGACAATAAATTCCTAGATAATGGCAGAAGAGATAGTAATTGGAAAATTAATAATTGATAACTCAGACCTCGATCGAGCGATGCTTGAGTCAAAGAAGGCAGTTATCGAGCTGGAAAACGAGCAAAAAAAGCTAAAGAAAGAGACAGATAACCTATCAACGGCAAACGAGGAGCAGCTAAAGACTTTTGTAGCTAATGAGGGCGCGCTTAAAAAGGCGCGCGGCGAGTACTCCGCAAACCAAAAGACAGTTTTAGAACTTACGCGAGCCCAAACAGGACTCGACGCTGCACTGGAGCAGAACATAAAAACCCAAGAACAAGCCACAACAAACACCAAGGCCCTAATTGCAGCGCGTCGACTAATCGACACAACAACCGTGGAGGGCGCGAAAGCGATAACCGATATAAACGCTAAGATTGGATCAAATAATAAGCTTATAAACGACAGCAGCTCGGCCTTAGAGCAGCAGAAAATAAACATTGGTAACTACCCAGGGCTTATGGGAGCGGTTAGCTCTTCTTTTGGCGGGGCGACTACTCAAATAGTCGGGTTTGCTCAGCAAGGTAAAGCCGTAATAGGGGAGCTTACGGGAACGATTAGCAATTTCAGAGTGGCGCAAGAGGCAAGCAAAACCGCATCTCAAACACTAGCGACCGCGCAAGCAGCCCAGAACGTCGCAACCGAGGCCGCCACTGTAGCAGAAACCCAAAGAGTTGCTGTAGGTTTCCAATACGCCGCGGGCAAAGCCTCGCAGACCCAAGTCGAAGCAGCGAACACCGCGGCAACGTCAGCAAACGCAACCGCTACAGCTGCCCAAGCTACAACGCAACAAGCAGCCACCGCAGCGACAGCCGCCTCAACGGTTGCAACCAGAGCCCTTAGCATTGCTTTACTAGCTATACCCATAGTCGCGCTACTCGCTGTTATCGTACCGCTGATCTCGTTCCTTGCTTCAACGCAGGCGGGACTCGATAAGATAACGTCGGTTACGCGTCCGTTAGTCGCAATATTCGAGTCTTTTATTGGGGTACTTCAAAACGCGGGGAAGTCTTTAATTAATACGTTCACAAACCCAAAAAAAGCACTGGAAGATCTTACAGAGTTTGTTAAGACCAATTTAATAAACCGCTTCAAAGCTTTTGCGGTTATACTCGACGGGATAGTAAATTTAGATTTCGCAAAAGTAGGAAACGGGATAGCTCAAGCCACAACGGGAGTTGAAAACTTAGGGGGAAAAATAGCGGGAGCCGCAAAGGAAACGGCTAAGTTCTTAGCGGATGCCGCAGCAAAAGGGGCAGCCCTTGACGTTTTAGAAAAGAAGTTAGAGACAACTAGAAACGCAAACTTACTACTTTTAGGCGAGGCAACCGAGGAGGTCAAAGCCCAAAACCGCATAGCGGAGGACCAAACTAAAACCAATAAGGAGCGCGAAATCGCTACAGGTAAATCCATAGTAGCCGCCAAAGAAATAAATAGGCTTAAAAATTTAGAGCTAGATATCGAGATAGCAATTTTAGAAAATAAGCAATCTAGGAACGACACGTCCAGAGCTGAGGAGGCAGAACTTAATAAAATAATCGCTAAAAAGAACGAGAATAACGCGGCACTTTTAGAGTTAGAGACTACCCAAACCAACAAGCTAAACACAATCAGAAAAGAAGCCGCTACTAAGGCAGCAACCGCCGCAAAAGCAGCAGCGGACTTTGCTAATAAAGAAGCAAGAAACCAAATTGATATTTTAAAAGCGCAAGCCCTAGCAAGCAACTTAAACGCCGAGCAACGCCTCACCAACGCTCAAAAAATCTTTGACCTAGAGAACGCTCTAGCGACTAAGACCGCCACGGGAAGCGATAGGACTAAAATCTTTTTGCAAAATAGACAAGAGCTTTCTAGTCAAATTTTAGCAATAGCGGAGGACCAGATAAATAAGGAACTCGAGGCGCAAAAGAAAGCCTTTGCGGAGAATAAAAAACTAAACCAAGAACAACTCGACGGGCTCGTTCAAAGTGCGACCGATTTAGCAACGGCACAAGTTCTACTCTTAGACAAGCGATTACTAAGCGAACGCGCTTACGCGGACGAGGTCCTAAAGATTAACGCGGGTAAGAACGAGAGCATTGCTATAGCGACCGCTGCATTTGACGAGGGAGAAAAGGCACGACTAGCAGTTAACGTCGAAAACGAGAAAGCACTTGCAGAGGTCGCCTTCCAGATTAGGCTGCAGGACATCGTAGACAAGGACGCAACCGAGCAAGAGATTAAAACCGAATTACTCGAGGCAAATTACGCTAGAGACCTAGAGCTTTTAAACGCTGCACTAGCGGCCCAAGAGGTAAGCGAGGAGGTTTTTAGAGGTAGAAAAATGCTCGCAGAAAAGAAATTTAACAGCGAGACAATAAAGAACGATAAGATCTTAGCAGCTCAAAAACGGGCTAATAATATCGGTATGGTGCAGGACGGTCTAGCAGCAGCGCAAGCCCTATTTGGCGAGAGCAAAGCGCTATCCGTAGCCTCGGCTTTAGTGAACACGTATTTAGGAATTACGGCTGCACTTGCGGCGCCAACGCTATCGCAGCGAATTATAGGAATCACACTTGCAACCGCCACAGGATTTGCGGCGGTAAAGAACATCTTAAAAACTAATAAGTCCAGCACCTCAGTAGATGCAGGATCTGGTAGTGCTCCAGTAACTACGTCCGGGGCGGGGTCGTTCGTTAACAGCGCTCAGACCTCTACAATAGCAACGGTAAGCACCGCACCGATAGAGAATAACACGGTTGTAACGCCACCCGTTTTAGTTCTTGAGAGCCTCTTAGAAGTGCAAAACCAAGTAGCTATAAAGGTGCAGAGTGAATAGCTTAAAGTACTAAGGTAATTAGGTAGAAACCCGTAACCGCTCCAAGCCCTGCGCCTAGTGAATAAAGCAGTTTGTCCTTGAACTCCGATAGTGCAACTTTGGATACGTTGTAACTCCAGAGAAGGGATATTGTAAAGCTCGCTAGGAAAATACCTAAAACGTAACCTCTAGCAATTAAAACTGTGTTTACTGCGACCAAGCCAATTTGAAGGTAGGCTGTTAAGAAAATTTTGTATTTCATATTTTTGTTTTTAAAATTAAGCCCCTACACTATGTAGGGGCTTTTTATCTTAGTCTTTCCGAAGCGTCAGTCTTACGCTAATTGGGCCGTATGAATCAGCATCTCTTTATCTTCGACCAATCATTAGCGCTAGCAACCTTACCGACAAGTAAAGATCCATTACAAGATAAGAGCTGAAATTTTATTTTTAAATTTTATTTTTAAATTTTATTTCACAAAAATATAAATCTTTTTTATCTTATGCAAATATTATTTATCTATATAAAAAAAATATTGATAGTTATTGATTATTATTGATTATTATTGATTTTATTTATATACATTTGTGTTATGATAGATTTTATCAACGCTTTAACTAAGAGCTTAACTTCCAAACATACAGACGAAACTCTACGCCGCTCTAAAATTTGTGCAGGTTGTCCAGAGAAAAGTAAGAAGTTTTACGCGGACTTCGTTAACGCTGAAATAAAAGAAGTCGAAGGGTATGTTTGCGATAGGTGCGCTTGCCCTATAGCTACAAAAGTATTTGCTAAAGAAAAAAATAACATTTGCGACAAATGGTTGAGATAAATGTAGTAGGCGAGTTTAACGCTGCGATGGAGAACAAGTTTAACCGCGATATCTTAGGCTTAAAGAAGGGCGACGTTGTTGTGTTCAGCATTACCTCCCACGGGGGAGAAGTTGACACCCTTAAAAGGATGACCGCTAAAATATACGCCCTTAAACATATGGGCGTGCAGGTTGTTACCTTCGTTCCAGAGTATGCTTACAGCTGCGGTTTTCTATTCTTTTTATTGGGGGACACTAGAGACATAGACACTCTAGCTAAAACTCACTACCACGCGGTTAGGATTACACTAGAGAGCGATAGCACTTTGACCGCTTTTGATTTAAAGCAAATGTATGACGATATGCAGCCGTACCAAGAATTTTGCAGAGCAATATTTAGGGAGAGCTGCAATGTGAGCGATGAAATATTTGCACTACTCGAATTTAGCGAACTGCCTTTAAGCAGATCGAACTTACAAACCTTAGGAATTATTAACTAAACATAAATTCAAAATGACAATTAAAAATCCAATTTTGGCGGCCATGCTAGGTAAACTAGGAGTAACCGTAACAGCGGAGTTAATAGTTGACGACGTTAACGGCGTCTCTATTACCTTCCCCGACATTTCGGACGTTGCAGAGATTGCCGAAGGCGTCGCTGTAGCCGCTCCAGATGGAACGTATGTAGTGGCAGACGGCGACAACACGATCACTATGGTAGTCTTAGGAGGCTTAGTAACTACTTACGAGCTAACTACTCCAACACCTGTTGACGCTGTAGTCGAGCCGAGCGAGGAAGTCCTCGCAGTACTTGAAGCCGTTGTAGAGGCAAACGTAAAGGCTAACGCTTCTATCGTTGCACTCCAAGCGGAATTAAAGGCCCTAAAGGTTTCATTGAAACACGAAGGACCACAAGCTCCAGCGGCTGCTGCTGGTAAAACAAAACCACAATTTAAAGTAGTAGGATAATGGCAACACTAAACGAAGTATGTATACCAGCGGGTAGAGCTATCGCTGGCGTATTTGAGCTAAGCTCAATTGAAGACGCTCTCGCTATTTCATCTTTAAAGTATAACACTACTTTACAAGTAGATGAGGACAGCATATTCTTAGCACCAGAGGCAATAGCTGATGCTGTAGCTATGGTGGGCTGTGAAATTACAGAGTCTTGCGACTTGCCAGCAGTATTGGAGTCAAAGCAGTATAATTTTATGGCTGGGTGTGATTTGTGTTTGAACGAGCTAACCTTGAACGAGAGAAAAGCTTTTGGAATTAACACGTCAAAGCCCGAACCAACTGCGGCACTTTCAGACCGTTACGAAACGCGTTTCATCACTAACATTTTGAACTCAACGCGAAAAATCAACTGGTTAGGATCAAAGGACTACGTAGCGGCAAACTTAGCCAACGCGGCGTTATTACCAAACTACATTAAAGCAGACGGTATCTGGACAAAGGTCGTAGCTTTATCTCCAGCAGCTCCTCGATACACAATCGAGAAAAATGCTGAGCTAACCAAGGCCTTACAAACGACTTGGACAGGAGACGAGGTTTTGGACGTTATCGAGGAGATGCGCTTACTACAGTCGGCCACTATGGCTGCAGTAGTTGACACATTAAAATTTGTACAAATTACCTCTGAAATGTACGACGCTCTTATTCGCTCTATGCGATTAAAGGACTTCGATTTATGCTGTGTTGGTTCTTTGGCTTCTCAGGTATCTGGTGGCGTTGAAATTCCTACAATCTTATACGGTGACTTGACAATAGTTAAGTATGACGAACTAACGGCGGCTATCCGTGACTTGGCCCTTGTTGGCTCAGCGTGGAACTTGCCTAACCGAGTAGTTATGACTTTGGGCTTGCCGATTGTCAACTACACACAAGCGGGATCTTTTGAAGAGGACTTTACAGCCGTAAACGGTAAGTATATCGCGTCTTACAGTCTGACGACTGCAATCGTAGATCCTTACCCTGCTGACTTCTACGTTTTAGGATATTAATTTAAAAAGGTAAAACTATGGCATTATGTTATAAGCCTGCGGACGTATTGAAAGCGTGCGACTCGGCGGACCTAAACGCCCTCTCAGGAGGGCTTTTAATAAATTTCAAGGCATTTAAGGCGGTAAAGGCAACAGGTAAGAAATTTACCTACGACGCTATTACCGTGATCGACCCAGAAACGGGGGCGTACCCTGCAGCGGAAAGCGACTACTACCCTATTCTTATTGAGTGGGAGAAAAATGCGGTTAAGCCTAATTACGAAGTCGTTTCTAGTGATGTGAAGAAAGATACTTATGTTCAACTTGCAAGCGGTGTTATTATCGCTAACAGTGAGAGCGACGCGGGCAAAGAAGCTATTATGGCTTTAGCGACTGAAAAGTATGTATTTGTTTACGCCAACTCAGGAGTGGCCGACCCTTTAGACACTTACCACGTTCTAGGCTCTCGCAGCGGTTTGCAGTTTGTAGCTGAGCCGACTAGCGAGGAGGTAGGCGGACGCGTTACCGGATCACTGCGAAGCCTTACAGGTGGGGCCGAGGGAAACCCAAACGGTTATAACTTCTTATTAGAAACGGGCTTGCCTGCTACTGATACGCTGTTCAATAACCGATTTAGTACAGTAGTTATATAATGACTACTAAAGAGTTTAACGCCTTACCTGTAGAGGCAAGGCGTTTTATTTCAGCCCACTCTGGCTGCCTAGGCTGCGGCGGTAATGCAGCAGAGAAATTAACTAAGGCTTACGGGCTTTACAAAACTCAGAAAAAAATGACAACTTACAAGCTACACGGGGGAGGTATAAACTTCTCCAAAAACGGACAAGGCGGCGTACTTTACCCGATAAGTTCAGAGGACTCAGCGGACGATATCCGCAGAAAAATATCAACAGCAAAAGAAATTCACACGGTAAGTCCGCACGTTTTCACTATATTTGACGAGGCCGCTATGGATGCTCTAGTCGAAAGTTTAGAGCCTGCTGAGGTTGTGGACCTAGACCAAGCTAAGAAGCCCGTCGTTAAAATGGAATCCCCGACAAGAGCGGGTAACGGTAAATTCCAGAAAAAACAAGTAGCTCCAGCGGAGGACGAAATTTAAAAAACAAAAATTATGTTTTCTAGCTTTTTTAAAATTTTAGGCAAGAAAAAAAGAAAAGCCGTCGATTTGAAAGGATACGTTCAATTAGGAGCCGACGGCTTATTTTTTGAGAACTTAGACGCGGCATATTTAAACAGCCCGACGGCTACCATGGCTCTACTTAAATTCCACGAGTACTGCATCCTGCCCAACTTACTACAAAAATACCAAGAGCTTTGGAAAAAAATAGAAAACGATTACATTCGTTACGGCTACTATTTAATATTAGTGGGCTACGACATAGACGGTAACCCTAATTCATGGGACTACTTAAACTTAAAAAAGTATTTAGTGAAAGATTTTGACGACAACGACAACGCCACCACTTTTATAAATATAAAATCTGGTAAAGAGTACCCTACTTTTAACAAAAGTATAAAAGTGGTGCAGGCTCAATTTGCAGAAAAAGGATTTGCTAAATTTAGCGGTCAAATTTATATGTATAACGACAGTTCTTTACCCTATAGAGTTACGCCGATGTACAGCGTTATTAATTGGATGGTGACCGAGGCAGACGCCGCGACCTACGTTAATAAAGCTTGTGATAACGCTATGTTTGGTAATAATATTTTTATTGTTAAAAAGTCCAGCTCGGCAACTGATGCAGAGATAGCTGTATTAGACAGTATTAAGGAGGCGGTCAGTTCTACAAAGGGCGTAGAGGAGACCGCGCAAAACTTACTAATTGAGTACAGCGGAGAAACAGACGACATTACTAAGTTACTATCCAAAGTATCCATATCAAACGACGTAAACGTAGATCTATTAAACACAACGGATGACAAGGCGAGCGGTAAGATATGTATGGCTTGCTATGGCTTCCCTGCGATCCTTGTAAAGCAAAACGATGGTGTATTCGGAAACAGTGGAGAGGCTTTGACTGTGGCAACTTCTATGTGGTCCGCTACTTGTTTGAAAGAGGCAATTAACATACTAGACGGCTTCAAGAAAATAGGATTTAAGATAACCGAAGAAGAGGCTCAGGTGCTAAACCCGGAACTTTTACAAAGTACAGAGGGTCCAGCAAACGTGGACGAGCGAACACTAGAGGCGCAAGCTCAGTTGAAAGGATCCGTTGGAGGTGTGCAGTCTTTGCTAGCTATCCAGCAAGGGGTAGCCTCAGGAACCACTACGCTAGAGTCGGGAATTATTATGCTAGAGACCATATTTGGCTACGATAGGGCGCTTTCGATAAAATTATTAGGTAAACCACAAGAAGATGACAGTAATACCAACCCCAACAACGGAGGAGCTTAGAGTTTTCTACCCAATATCGACCGCAATCACAGACGTTAAACGGCAAGAGCTGTTTGACTATGTACGAAACCACGTTTTAATTAAAATGTTCGGCTACGAGGCAGCTATTAAAATAATTAGCGGAGCTATTGCAGACAGCGCGGGCCCTACTTTTATAGGTTTTAAGCAATTAACCGCCCTACTTTGTGCTTATCAGGAAATTAAGGACCCCTTAGTATCTACAAACTTTGGGGCTAAGATAGTCGACAGGCCCGGGGTTACAAACCCCTCAAACCAACAAAAAAGTATAGTCCTTATAGACATAGAGACTACAATATCTATGCACTATAGAACTGCTCTAACTATATTAGGCACAACAAACTGCGAGGGCGTTCCAACTTGGGGAGGGTACTTCTCCTATAAAATTTATCGACTATGATCCAGGACTATCAATTTAACAACGCGGACCCAAACGGCGACAAGCAGGCGGTCATACTGCCCAACTTGCCGAGTCTTATAAATAAGCTAAGCGCTGACGAGACAAACGGCATTAAGGACAAGCTTAATGAGCTGGTCGAGTCCGCTAATAGTGGCGGCGCGACCGTTGGTGTTACCCAAATTATAAACGTTGGCAGTATTGGAAGTGCGGAAATTCAAGACGTTGTTAATTTAGATAATGGATACGTTATTCAAGGTCAAGAGCTAGGTATCAGGCTTGTAACGTCAAACGACAACGGCGTTGCT